AAATGGCGCACGATACGGTGAAATAGCGGCTAAAAACAATATATCGGATCCGAACCGTATCAGTGTCGGTCAGGTTCTTGATCTCACGGGGTTATGATATGGGGACTGTATTAAAAATCCAACGAGGGAATACCATTTATGAGCCGGTAGTAGTAGGCGAAATTACACTGACTAGAGAAAAGGACAGTGTTTCGAGTCTTGAATTTCGAGTGCTATCGGATAAAGATAATCTGGAATTATCAGAGGGTAGCAAAGTCACGTTTGTATCAGACGAGATCGAGCCAAAAGGCATTATTAACAACCTGTTTTTAGGCTATATTTTCAGGATATCCCCGTCAAAAGACGGCTATTCAGACGTGACAGCTTACGACCAGATCCGGTACCTTAAAAACACTGACACTTACACCTACGAGAATAAAACAATGACACAATTACTGAGAATGATCGCCAACGACTGTAAACTGAATGCCGGACCAGACATCATGGAAACAGGTTACTCAATCCCATCCAGAATTGAAGAACAAAAATCATATCTGGATATGCTAATGTCAGCTAAAAAACTCACAATCGAAAACACCGGTAAGGAGTTTTTTTTATGGGATAATTTTGGTGAGCTGGCCTTACATGATACGGAATTTTTAAAGATCGGTCTTGAAATTAACAATCAGACCGCTGAGGATTTTAATTTTGAAACAGAAATTGACTCGGACACCTATAACCGGATTAAGTTGTTTAGAGAATTGGATGATGGAACACGGGAAGTTTTCGTAAAAGAAAATACGGGCACTCAAGGCCAATGGGGGCTGTTGCAGTACTCCGATACCTTAACAGACGAAGAAAACGGCGATAATAAGGCAGAAATATTACTGACTCAAAAGAACAGAAAGAAAGTATCTTTAAGTATTTCTGGCGCATTTGGGGACGCAAGAGTCAGAGGCGGAACATCTTTGAAAGTAAAACTTGATACATTCGCAAACATGGGATTTTCGTACGGAGGTATGACATTCTGGGGATTTTTGCAGGTCAGTAAAGTGGTGCATCATTTCAAAGGTGGCTATCACAACATGGATTTAACTTTATACGGAAGTGGGTTTATCGATGGAGAATGATCTATATGAAGTAATTAAAGAAATAGTTAGGGATGAACTAACTAATTCCAATCCGATGATTTTCGCGACTGGGACAGTTGAATCAGTTGACCCGATAAAAATTAGACTGGATCAAAAGACAGTTCTCTATCCATCGATGGTCAGACTCCCCCGTTCATGTGCTGATTATTCCCTTGAGGTTCAAATTTCAGGGGTGACAGACAGCGGGGGTGATACTTATTCGGGCACTACCACTGTAACCGTCAAAAACGCTCTGAGCGTGGGAGAATCAGTTTTACTATTAAGAGATCATGGCGGTCAAGGATATACCGTCATTGACAGATTGGAGGATGGATCATGATACCAACGGATAGTACAGTAACCGCTGGAACGGGCTCGACAGAATTACCATCAAAAACATTTTATCTGGATATTACCAACAATAAAATTGTCGGAACAGTTGACAATATCGAAGCGGTCAAACAGGCGGTTTATGTTATTTTAAATACCGAACGCTTTAAACATGAAATTCTGTCATGGAATTTTGGGATGGAAACAAAGCCGGTCATGGGAATGACCATGGAGCTGGCTATGCCGGAAATTAAGCGGTACATTACTGAAGCTCTTATTCAGGATGACAGAATCGCAGAGGTTAAAGATTTCAGTTTTTCAGTAGTAAAATCGGGGGTTCTGGCAGTTTCTTTTACAGTTGTCAGCAATAAAGGCAGTTTCACGACAGAAACGGAGGTGAATGTATAGGATGTATGAGGATAAAACAAAAGAAGCGTTAATGGCTAAAAAAAATCAGGACATCAGGGCGATTGATTCAACCGTTGATACGAGAGAAGGATCGATGCTATATCTTTCCACGGCTGGAAACAGCGCAGAAGCAGCGCAAGTTTATATCGATATGGATAATACGCTTAATGAAACTTATGCCGATACCGCAAGCCGGGAATATTTAATCAGGCGGGCATCAGAGCGAAATATCACGCCGTATGCTGCCAGCGCCACGGTTGTTAAAGGTTTGTTCGTGCCATCAACTTTATCTATCGATATCGGAACTCGTTTTTCAGCGGATGGATATGTTTATGCCATCACAGAATATGTTTCAGATGGCGTATATAAGCTTCAATGCGAAACAGCTGGTTCAATCGCTTATATTGGCGATCTGGTTCCTGTTCTTAATGTGCCGGGTTTACAGTCGTGTAGTATAACAGAAATTCTGATACCAGGTGAGGACGAAGAAGAAACAGAAGTTTTCCGGGCGAGATATTTAGGGAGTTTCAACTCTCAGGCTTTTGGCGGGAATGTGGCTGATTATATCGCTAAAGTGGGCAGTATCAGCGGTGTTGGTGGCGTGAAGGTCTATCCGGTCTGGGCTGGAGGTGGGACAGTAAAATGCACCATTATCAATTCGGACTTTAATGTTCCAACAGCCGAACTAATTGCCAGCGTACAGGAAATTATCGATCCTGTGCCTTTAGCCGGATTAGGTGCCGGCACAGCCGGGATAGACCACACAGTGACAATTGACGGTGTAACGGATTTGAGTATTGATATTGCAACGACAATCACTTATGAAAGTGGATATGATTTTTCGGCTATCGAAAGTTCAATCAATGCTGCTATTGATGCCTATTTCCTTGATCTGAAAAAGACTTGGGCGGCGTTAAAGACCTTAGGCGGTGACAGCGGTTTAATTGTCAGAATATCACAAATCGAAAGTCGATTACTTGACTTGAACGGTATTCTCGACATTTCAGGAACCACGATCAATACGGTGGCCAGCAACTATACTCTAGGTGTTGCGGAAATACCAGTCAGGGGTGTTATAAGTGGATAATATGATCAACTATATCCCTGATGCTTTTAAAGATGTCCGAGAGTTCAAAGTTGGATCGGCGGTCTGGACGGATGAATACAATGCTATCTGGGGCGGTATGGATGCAATCAGGGCTAATCAGTATGTTGATACCCTTGACGATTACGGCTGTACCCGGAATGAAAAAATGTATGGTCTGGTTAAAAAAGATACTGACACTTTAGCGGTCAGGCGGTTTCGAATCAAGGCAAAGAAAAACGAACAACCGCCCTATACTTATAATATCGTAAAAGGTCAGATTGAAAATCTATGCAGTGCAGACGGTTATAGTTTTTCGGTTGATCATGCCAATCACATTATCGCTGTCAGAGTTGCTTTGACTGCAAAAGGCATGTATGACGAAATTGAAAATCTATTACTGAGAGTCAGACCGGCGAATATGGTTATTGATTTGAGCTTACTGTACAATCAGTGGATTGTCTTAGCGGCTAAAACATGGGCTGAATTATCAGGGACAACCTGGCATCAGGCCAGAAACGAGGTGATCTAATGGCGACTTTTACGTCTAATCTAAATTTAAAAAAACCAGACATAACAGATTTTGTTGATATTGCGGATATTAATGAGAATATGGACTCGATCGACGGACACGCAGGCGGATTAATTAGCACCGCCGCACAGCATGGGTTAAGGGTAACGGATGGCAAACTGGAATTTTATGACGGCGCAGAATGGCAAAAAGTCAAAGGCGACGGCTACCCGGTCGGTAACGTGACCGGCTTTACAGCATCAACGGGCGATGGGAAAATAACACTCAATTGGAACGACCCGGACGATGTTACTATTACAGATTCCAACGGCACCGTTATCACGATTGCCAAATGGGCGGGTACGAAAATCCTTAGAAAAACAGGCAGCTACCCGGCGAACGAAAATGACGGGACGCTGGTTATTAATAACGGGGTGCAAGATCAATATGCATCAACCGGCTATCAGGACACTGGTTTGAGCAATGGTACGACGTATTATTACGCCGCATTCCCTTATACCGAGGATGATGTATATACCATCAGTACAGCGAACCGGGTTTCAGGGATTCCACAAGCTTTTGCGGTCTATGGTGTTTCCATCGATTTATCAAATAGCAATCCCCTGACCGCTGTAACTTACACAGATGGGGCTGTTGGTGTAACAAAAGGCAGTGCGGCATGGGATACCATGGCGATCTTCAAAGATATCAAACCTTGTGTTTTATTGAATGGGGTTGTCCAGTATTACCTGAACCCTAACGATTTCACAAAAAAAGCTGATGGAACTGCTGCTGATATTACCAGCGGATCGGCGGGCGACGTCATGATTGAGATCCCTAAGATCGGGTTTAAAATCACAACGGTAGGGAGTACGGTAACCGTTAAAATTACTGAAAACCCGGCGGATTCAAATTATAAATACTACGCACACACCAGGACTACCGAGGGCGACAAGAATAAATTATATGTCGGGGCTTTCCTCGGCTATAATTTATCGTCAAAATTACGGTCGTTGTCGGGGAAAGCGCCGACGGCTACGCAGACAAGGGCTACTTTTAGAACACAGGCGCAGGCAAATGGCGCCGGATATGATTTATTATCGTTCTACCCGTATTTACTGCTTCAATGCCTGTATTTAATCCGATATGGTTCGCTAGACAGCCAAACCGCTTTAGGGCGCGGGTTTGTTGATGCGAACAGCGCAGCGATCAATACTGGTGGTACTGTTGCAAAGGGTATGAATTTCGGTGAAACAACCGGAAAATTACAAATGAAGTTCATTGGTATCGAGGATTTCTGGGGGAACCTGTACCAGTTTTTGGACGGGTTGTTTTGCGATGCAAGCAGAAATATTCTCACCGCATTCACAAACTTCAACGATACCGGGGCAGGTTACACAAACAGGGGCCAGGGGGCGACTGCAAATGTCGGCGGTTACTTGTCAGTTCCGCAAGGATCGTCGGAATCAGGTTTTATTGCAAAGACATGTAGCGGGTCAGCGACCACCTTCTTTTCGGATTACGGTTATCTGTCTGCCGGCTATCTACCTTGTTTCGGCGGCTTTTGGGGTGATGGTGCGACTGCCGGTGCTTTTCTGCTTCGTGTGAATATGGATGCGTCGTATTCGAATGCGGCTTACGGTGCGCGCTTAATGTATCTATGAATTAAAATAAACATACGGGCAATAAAATACCTTCTTTTCAGATAACAGTAATCTGTATACCAGCTATCTACCTTATTTCAGCAGCAATTGGAATGATGGTACGAATACCGGTACTTTTCAGCTTAATGTGAATATGGATACGTCGAATTCGAATACGAATTACAGTACGCACTTAATGTTTTTTACCAACGTGCTTATTTTATTGCCCTGCCACTCGGCAAAATATAGAAATCTGAAACTGTGTTAGTAGGCTGACAAGCTCGAAAGCTCGGGAGTAAAACATTAACTTTTCAAGAAAGGTCAAAATGAAAAGATACGGAAATATTTACCCTAAAATATATGACATGGATAATTTGAGACTAGCCCATAAAAACGCTAAGAAAGATAAGAAGTTTTACAGAGAAGTAGTAATGGTAGATTCCAATGAAGATTACTACCTAAACTTAATACACCACATGTTAAAGAATAAAACTTATAAAGTAAGTGAGTACAAAATATCTGTTATAAACGATAACGGTAAAGAAAGAAAACTTTGTAAATTACCATACTTCCCAGATAGAATTATCCAGTGGGCTATTTTATTACAGATCGAGTTTATTTTCATGGAGGTATTTACTTCCTTTACCTGCGCTTCACTTAAAAGGCGTGGCATCCACAAG